GAGGCAGGTATGCAAAGAGAAGGGTATGCCAGTGCCTTCAACAATCTACTTATGGTTAAGCAAGCATAGAGAGTTTTCGGATAAATACGTATGCGCGAAAGCTGATGGTCAAGAGTGTTTAGTTGATGAGTTATCTGATATTGCCGACAAAGTTTTAACTGGTGACTATGACCCAAACCAGGCAAGGGTTGCTGCTGACATTAAGAAGTGGCATATAACAAAACTAGCACCTAAAAAGTACGGTGACAAGCAGTACATAGAGACTAAGGACACATCACAAGAGATTAGCGATGAAGACTTAAACGCCAAAATCGTAGAGCTAATGGAAAAGCTTAAATAATGCTTGCTGAAATGGCTAGAGCAGACAAGGTTAATTTGCTTGCTATGCTTAAAGAGAAGGCAAGGCGAGCAGAAGTATACAGATACAAAACAATGTTCACAGGGTTGTATGATTGGCAGAAAGACTTTATATCTCACACTAAAGACTTTGGCGCTGTTTGTTTATGTGCTGCTAACAGAATAGGCAAAACATACACAGGTACTTATATTGACTCAGTTCATTTGATGGGTGATTATCCTGAAGATTGGAAAGGACATAAGTTTGATAGACCTATACTAGCTTGGTTGCTTGGTTATTCAGGTGAGAAGACTAGAGATTTATTACAACAAGAATTGTTTGGCAGAATATCACAAGGCAAGTTAACAGGTGGTTTAATACCTCCAGAGTTAATAGTTGATTATAAGGCTATGAGTGGCACAAGTGGCGCATTGCGTGAGGTAAGAGTTAAGCACTTAAGCGGTGGTATTTCAACGTGTCAATTTTGGTCATACTCACAAGGGCAACATGCATTAATGGGTGACAGTGTAGACTGGTATCATATTGATGAAGAGCCAAGAGATCAAAGTATATATCCTCAAGTATTAACAAGGACGGCAACGGGCGATAGTGGCAGAGGTGGTAGAGGCATATTGACTTTTACGCCAGAGAACGGGCGTACTGAGTTAGTTATCAAGTTTATGGATGAGCCTGGTAAATCACAGTACTTTATGCAAAAGGGCTGGGATGATGCGCCTCATTTATCAGATGAGATAAAAGAAAGCCTGCTTGATAGCTTCCCTGCACATCAAAGGGATATGAGAACAAAGGGCACCCCAATGCTAGGTCATGGTCGAATCTATGACTTGAGCGAGGACTTTATAACGTGTGATGCGTTTGAAATACCCAAACACTTTTATGTTATCAATGCTTTAGATTTTGGCTGGGATCACCCACAAGCACACATTCAATTAGTATGGGATCGTGATCAAGATATATTCTATGTAACAAGAGCTTTAAAGATGCGCCAAACTTCACCTGATGAAGCATGGGGTGCTGTTAAACAGTGGTCAAAAGGAATCCCAGTGGCATGGCCTCTAGATGGATTACAAACCGAGAAAGGATCAGGCAAGCAGCAAAAGGAATACTATGAAGAGGCTGGTTTTGAGATGATATACGAACGGGCAACATGGGAAGACGGCTCTAACGGTGTTGAGGCTGGGCTATATGAGATACGCGACTTAATGAGAAAGGGTAAGTTTAAAGTATTCTCAGGCTTGCGTGATGTGTTTGATGAAATACTGCAATATCACAGGGACGAAAAAGGCAAAATAGTAAAGGTACGCGATGATTTGTTAGATGCAATTCGATACGCTTACATGATGAAACGTGAAGCTATTCCGTTTGGTGATATAATAGACGGCAAAGCACAAGAAATTAACTTTGAATCGGAATGGTAACATGGAAAATAAAAACGAGAAATTACACGCACTAGCAATTAAAAGATTTGAGCGAGTTGAAAAGAAAGAGCGTGATCAACGCAAACTAGCCGTTGAGGATATTAAATTTGCTCAAACTGAAGATGGTCAATGGGATGAAGGCGCAAAAGAGAAGCGCGCTAACCGTCCTAGATTTACCATCAATCGTGTTGCTGGTGCTATCGATCAGTTAATTGGTGATCAACGTCAAAACCGTACTGATATCAAAGTAAGACCTGTTAGTGGTGGCGCAACAGAAGACACTGCTAAGGTTATGGAAGGCTTAATTCGTAACGTTGAATCAACTAGTAAAGCCTCTAATGCTTATGATACTGCCTTTGATGAAATGGTTAATGGTGGCTATGGTGGCTGGCGTGTAGTTACAGAGTTTAATGATGATGATATCTTTGCTCAAGACGTTAAGATTAAACCGTTAAACACTGCCACAACTTCGCTTTGGTTTGATGATGCTGCAAAAGAGTACGATAAACGTGATGCAATGTGGGCCTTTGTAACGGTTGACATGCCAAAGGAAGAGCATGAAAACAAATTCCCTGATTCTGTTATGGCAGAGTGGAGCCAAGAGCAGTTAGACAATAGCCAGTGTAAAAACTGGTTCAATGAAAATACTGTAAGGGTTGCTGAGTATTGGGTTAAAGAGCCCATAACTAAAGAATTAGCGTTATTATCTGATGGTAGAGTTATCGATCAAGACGAAGAAAAAAGCGTATTAGATGAGCTTGCAGAGCTTGGTGTAACCGTAAAGCGTACACGTACAGTTAAAACACACAAAGTTAGCATGTATTTGCTTGATGGTTCAGGCATATTAGAAGGCCCGAAAGAATGGGCTGGTAAGTATATTCCCTTAGTGCCTGTTTATGGCCGTCAATCTCACATTGAGGGGCAAACATACACAAGAGGTATTGTTCGATTTGCCAAAGACGCTAACCGCATTTATAACTATGCTACAAGTTCAGCTATTGAAACAGCAGCGTTAACACCTAAAGATCCGGTGTGGATAACACCGAAACAGGCTGAGGGACATGAAGCAAGGTTAAGAAACTTCAACAACAGCAATGATCCGTTCTTATTCTATAATGCAGACCCTAAAGCACCAGGCACACCACAAAGAGGGGGCGCACCAGCGGTGCAGGGCGCATTCCTTCAACAGATACAACAAGCAAGCATGGATTTATACCATACAACAAACATGCAGCCACCATCATTAGGTGCTAATCCTGAGTTAAAAAGTGGTAAGGCTATCCAAGCACAAGAGCGATTAGGTGATAGAGGCTCATTTATATTTGCTGATAACCTATCTAAGTCTATTGAATACACTGGCGAAATGTTAATTGATTTAATCCCCCGTATCTATGACACTGAAAGACAAATACGCATTGTTAAGCAAGATGGTGAAACTGAAACGGTAGACATTAACACAGTCAACCAAGAGGTTATTGATGAAGAAACTGGCAGACCTGAACTAGTCAATGACTTGACTATGGGTAAGTATGATATTGAAACCGAAACAGGGCCAGCATTCGCAACACAACGACAAGAATCAGCTAATCAAATCATTGAGCTAATGACACAATCACCAGAGTTTGCAGCGTTATCACTTGATTTAGTAGCTAAAGATTTACCTATTCTTGAATCTAAAGAGCTAACCAAACGTGTTAGAAGACAGATGATAGGCCAAGGTATTATTGAGCCTACAGAGCAAGAGGTTAAAGATTTAGGTTTAGATCAACCTCAACAGCCTGACCCTCAGCAAGTGGCAATCACTGAGAACATTCAGATGCAAACTGAGAAGATGATCAGCGATATTGAAACGCAAGAAGCCAAGGCAGAGCAAGGGTTTATTAAGCTTGACAACGAGATGAATAAGCAGGCTGATGAATTCGCATTCAAGCTAACAGAGCTTGAAACTAAGCTAGGCCAGCAACTAGATAAAGAGGTTAAACAAAACAGGTTAGTGTTTGATCCTGCTATTGGTGATTTTGTGCAAGGGGCGCAACAATGATAGTTGACATTAAAGGGGTTGGTGAAGCTCAATTCCCTGATGACATGAATATAAACGACATCAGAGCCTTTTTACGGCAGAAGTTCGCTCAACAAGCGATTAGTGGTCAATCAAACGCGTTAACTCCCGTTCAGAATACAGTAGCACCATATGAACCAACACTAGCCGAGAAAATAGGCTCAGGTATTGGTGGCGCATTACAACAAGGCGGCATCATATCAGATAACTATGGCGCTCAACGTATTGGTAGAAATGTTTCA